ATTCGCAGTTCCAGTCACTGTGCGTTAAGATAGACCGGCTGGTCAATCTGCAAAAGAAACTCGCAGTGGTGCCGTTCTATGACAAGCAGACAAAGCGGTTTTACTTCGATGTCATAACCGGTGACAAGGCATTCATTGAGCAAAGAGAAGATATCCCAACACTGGCAAAGACCGTCTTCTATTCAACCGGGATACTGATAGACTCTCCCACCGTTGCTGACCAAACCAACATCTATGTGGAATACACCCAGCAGCTCAAGCGGAAAGTCGAGATTGATTCCATAGGACAAGTGTCAAAGGTCATCGAATCGATACCAAATCCGTATCTCCCATACAACGAAGTTCCGTTTGCCTGGTTTTATGATGACTTAAACATCGATACCTTCTGGTCTGAAACCAGCAATAAGATGGTCAAAGACAACCTGGACATCAACCGGTTGCTGATAAATCTCGGTTTGATGCTGGATTACCAGACATTCTCCACGCTGGTGACCACTGGATTAGACAGCGGACAGCCACTTTACCTGGGACCGCAGTTCCATTTAAACCTATCAAAGAAATCATACTCCATGAATGATCCGAATCCGGATGCCAAATATATCACACCTGACGCGAAACTAATGGAGGTTTGGAACATTATCTGTTCAAAGGCAGTTCGTTGCGCCAAATCGGCAGGTCTTAGCGCACAGGCATACACTACGGATGCCAAAGCATCCGAAGGATACAATTCCGGATACCAGCTGCGACTTTCCAAGATAGACATCATCAATCGTAACAAAATGCGCCAGATATTCTTTATCCAAGCAATCAAGCGACTGGTCAAGCTGCTGCTCATGACATCCAACATCTACGCAAGCACCAGTTTCCAGGTCAATACGATGGACATCAATGTGACGATTTACGATCCGAGCATCGACTTATCTCCGCTTGAACTGGAACAGGTCAGAGCGCAGAAGACCATGAACGGGACCTGGTCTGCTATCCGGAGCATTATGGAGGACAATCCGGACATGACAATCGAGGATGCGACCAAACTGTATCAGGCAATGGCAAAAGAAAGGCAGCTGGGATACGAGACGAATCCGCTGTTCTCTCCGGACAGGCTCAATAAAGACAAGAAAACCGACCAGAGCGATGAGGAATCTGATAAATAATGTCCATGTCTGACGCATACCTCTCTCGATTCAGTAAAGACCTGGAAAATGCTGGCAACCAACTCTACAAGCATTTTACTGATGCGATGGTTGGACTGCAAGTGGAGGGAGGTCGGATTATCCGGAACCAACAGAATGCCGACTTCTTAAAAACCAGAATGCTGTCTTATCAAGATGCGCTCAGGGAGTCCGGATACGGTGATGTGGTGGACAGATTCATCTCTAAGTTTGACGACGTAGCCAAAGAGACAGTGGGCATCGTAAACAATAAAGCCGGTCTCGGCATTGATTGGGCGAAAATGGACAAGCAGGACATCACTGCGCTGGCAAAGTGGGAGCACCAGGCACTCATGGGCATTGGCGAGTCGAACTTCAATCAAATCAAATCTGCTGTTACCATGGGAGTGCTTTCCGGATCGGATGTATCAGAAATAACCAAGATGATCCGGGACAACATCGACTCCAAGTGGGTCCGGTATGCCAACACATACGCAACGACCGGACTCCGACTGTTTTCGCAGGAAGTTACCAACATCTCAATCATCGAATCTGGCAATAATCCGGAGGACTTCGATTACGAATACGTGGGTCCATTAGACAACTTCACCCGGGAACAGTGCGTTGAGGGTCTCGCCAAGGGCATCTTCACTTACGATGAGATGCGNAAGGAGAAACCGGAAGAGAAAGAGCCGGAAGCTGAAAGCAAAGAGTCTGCTGATACAGGTGATTATATTGATAACATATTAAATCAACCATTGGACGACCAACTGAACTACATAGACAGCATAATTGATACAACAGATTTTTCACGTATAGCGGAGAAGTACGGGTTAAGAAGCTATGATGGCACAGTTGATAACATGACAGCAATATTGGATTTGCCTGGAGGCGTAAAAAAATACTCTTCTAATGATTTATTATATACCAATAGAGAATTAGTGAAATCACTTTGTAAATTACATAATGAGAATCCAAAACTTATAAAAAACTTAGACTGTAAAATATTTAATTCGACCGGAAGAAGTGATTTGGCAAATGCTTTTTATAATCCTGAAATTGATTTATTAAAGATACACATTAAAAATAAAGAATACGTGGAATTACTGACATCATATGATTATGACATAGACAAAACGCTTGGGGTGGCATTTAAATCCGGAAAAATCACAGATAACATAATGGAATCATTGATTAAACATGAACTTGGACACAGGTTTGACATGTATGATATAGAAAATAATATAAAAAAGGCTGTTTCGTTTAGTGATAAATTAGTGGGCGAATATAATAAGATGGTTTCAGGTAAAAGCGAATTATGGGTGAGCGAATATGCATCTAAAAATCAATATGAGTTTTATGCAGAATGTTTCAGAGATTTTATGCTAGGGCATACAGACAGGCTTCCAGAAAATATGATAAAACACTTTAATGAAGTATTAAGGGGATATTAATGCAAACTGATAAGTTTACAGGAATATGTATTAATTGCAAACACCTGCCAATTAAACGAATAAAACACACAGCTAAGTATGGTGATCCAACAACCATTGTTTGCCCGGCATTTCCGGACGGAATCCCGATGGAAATATCTGATGGGGTAAAAGACCACAACAAGGTGATTGACGGACAAGTCGGTGACATCGTGTATGAGAAAAGAGAAAAAACAGATTGACAGTCAAATCACCATCGCAATATTATCACAGCGAGCTCAGTAAGAGTTCAAGAAATCAATAGGAGTAACCTATGTCAAAGCTATCAGATGCTTATGCAAAACTGAAAGAAGCCCTCGGTTCGGATGTATCCGGACAGGTCGCCACCATGCTGGCGGATCTCGGCAGTGCCGTAGAGAAGTCTGACAAGTCTCTCGATGACGTAATCAAAGAGAGCGTTGGCAGAAAAGACAAGATTGGGACCCTGGAAGAGCAAATCACAAAGCTCACGGGAGAACGCGATGACGTTAAGGCAAAATTGACCGAGGTTAATGCCAAAGTCAAAGAATACGAGCCAATCAAACAGGAACTGGATACTTTCAAATCCAAGGCAGAGAAAGAGGTCAAAGACAAGTGGGCGGAAGTCCATAAAATCTTAAAGGCAGACCAGAAGTCGCCCCTGTTTGAGAAGGTTCAGAAGGTCATCAAGTTTTTCAAACTTCCGGAAGGCAAAGACGAGCTCGACCTGGATGCAATCAAAGAGAACATCCGGATATTTGACCAGTATGCAGCTGCAGATTATTTTAACGAATCCAAAGACACTGGCGAGAGTCCGTTTACATCGATGTTCAAAGAATTTGACCCGAACCAGACATAATTTAACTTAAAGGAGGCATTAATATGCCACGCAATACACTGCTTGACCTTGCGATTGCTCACTCCTCCAAACAGGTCCAGGCGATTATCGATTCTTTTGTTAAAGAGTCGGCAATCATGCGAACCTGTGGAGTTGAATTCTCCAATGGTGGATTCAAACACACATTCCCCATCGTAACCCAGCTGCCCGGAGTATCCGTCCGCGGTCTTAATGAAGGCACTTCTCCCACTAAGGGAGTCAAGGGCATCAAAGAAATCTCGCTCAAGATCTTTGAATCCAAGCAGAGCGAGGACTATCTCACCTGTGACACATACCCCGGTGGAGTGCAGGCATTCTTTTCTGAAAATGCGCCACTCTATTCCGAGGCTCTGGCACAGGCACTGTCACAGACCATGATCTATGGCACCGATGCCAACAATGGCAATGCCAAGGGATTTGTGGGACTGCTGCAGCACGCGAAAGCCAACAGCCAGATGCAGAAACTTAGTGGCGCTGGCGGATCATCCACATCCATTATTGCGGTCCGTTGGAAACCCGGAGTTGCTGGTCTGGTCGTTCCCAAGTTCCAGGGCAAGAGTCTCGACCAGTTCCTTAAGGTCAAGGTTCTGAACGGAGGTAATCCGGTGTCCATCCCGACCGGAACGAACGATGAGGAAATCACCGTTTACCAGGCTGTCTACAACATCCTTGCCGGTCTTCAGATCGGGTCCGTCTATTCCGTTGCATCCATCAGCCAGGTTGATGCGACTCACAAACCCTCTGCCACCCACATGAATCTGCTTATCGATGCTGTCCGCAATCAGCCTGGTGACGGCATGACCTTCATCTATGCCAACAGAACTGCCAGGTCTTACATTGCGGACCTGAAAGATGCCAAATACTACAGCGTTCTGCAGGACAAGGATTACAACAATGTCCTTGAATTCTGGCGCGGTGTTCCCATCCTCACCGAGGACAACATCGTATCCACCGAGAATGCCAGCGTGAGCGCATAAAGGAGAACTAATGAAATACGCTAAACTATTCGCTCTGATCCTCGTCATTCTGGTCATCGCAGCCATCTCACCACCCATAGCTGCAATCGGGACCATGGCTCTTATGGGAATGGGTCTGATCAGTATCAAAAATCCCAAAGGATACGCATATGACAAGGAGCTCGTGTTCCGGAATGCTGCAAAGAACAGCTATGACGTTGCGCTCCCGAACAACAACACCGTTTACACAGAAACCCTGGAAATACCTCCGAATGCGAACGGTCGAATAGCTGTTGAAATAGTGTTCACTGCAGCCACTACTGTGGCAGCAACGCACGTTCTAACTGCCAGGGCATACGTGGGCGATGCCGTCGACCCAACCACACCGGCAGTGAATGACTTTGACCAGCCTATCTTTGCGGTCGTCAACAAGTCAGTCGCAGCCGAGCACTCAGTTCAGTGGATTCTGCCCGAGCAGTTCTCTGGCAAGAAATACATCAGAATCGGGTTCACTCTCCCGACCAACGACCTGTCGTCCAAGACCGTCAACGTGTTCATGCACGGACTCCACTAATCCGGAGCAGTCCAACAATGGGGCGAGGCAACTCGCCCCTGCTTTTAGGAGGTTAAGTGCCTGTTACTAATTGGGACAACATCGTACTTTCAACAATGAGCTCCATCATCAAACATGAACGTGAGCTGCAGAAACTCTGCGGTATGAAAGTACTCAAGCAGCTGTCGTTCGTATCATCTCCATCCAAAAGAATCCTGGTGGATACTCTTACACAGCCACCTCCTCCTACGTTTACTGCAAAATGGGAAGAGTGCTCCTGCCGGATTAAGTTGTCAGACAACCAATGGTATCCCACTGACAACTCCAACAACAGCATCTTTGAAATAAACAGCAACTTTGCCAATACTGGTCTTCATGTGCTTGCCATTGAGTTTGATATCCACTATTCAAGCCAGTCATACACCGGAAGGTTGAACTGCAAGGGCATCATGCAAGCAGAGGACCCGGCATTATTTGACAGAACCACTTATTTCGTTGAATTGAACCCATACATATTCCCGAACAACACTGTGCCGGGTGACTTTCCTGCATCGAATATGATTGAAGTTGCATTTAACGGAATCGAATGGGTTACTGTTACGAATGGCGGGAGCTGGGCAGACAAGATTGATGTCGCCAAGTCCATCATTGGATTTGACCTGGAAAAGCTGCTGACGGATCACAATATCACAGTGGATGAGGCTGCAGGACAGAAGCTCTTAAATGTTATCCAAAACCCACAGACGTTCGCCCTGGCGAGTGATTACAAGACAATTCAACTAATCTATCAAGACTTGTCAGAGTCCTCGTTAAATGGCGAGTTATACGCTAAGAAAGCGGAACATTATGCCAGACAGTATCGTGATGACCTGTTCCAGGCATGGCTGCGGATAAATCTCGATCCATCTCTTTCCGGAACGACGGATGTTTACCGGGCAGATTTGATTGGAGAAATGGAAAGATGAAACCGGTCATAGTCGCTGTTTCAATACCTGGGTCACCCAAGATAAAAGTAAACTATGCCGAGATATATGCTCTGGCGACTACTATCTTCCATGAAATCCGGAAGAGAACACTGAGTGGTCGTGATTACACTGATACTAAATTCCACGCATACAGCGACACATATGCTGCACATAAAACGAGCATTATGTCCAAGATTCCGAATGCAGAACCAGAGAAGGTTACTTTGATGGCATCTTCCGGCATGATCCGATCTATAAAAATCCGGAGGAATGGCACCATTGCTGAGGGTTATTTTGTCAGACCTGACAAAGCAAAGCTCGGATATTGGCACCAGACGGGAGCAGGACGGTTACCGGTTAGAGAGTGGTTAACCATATCTACGAGGCAGAAAAACTTTGTCAGATACAAAATCAGACGTTTGCTTGGGATTGGAGTATGAATAATCTACAATGGCAGATACTGTCGAACATCAAGAGATTACTGGAAAACTCCGAACTCGTCCAGAGCGTTGGACTTTATCCGGATGACGTGTCCAACATCGGCACATATCCGGCAGTCCTGATAATTGACGGAGATGAGAATGAATACCAGTGCTTTCCCGGAATGGCTGTCACTTTTGAATACACCGTATCTTTGCTTTTGCTCATGGAGCTAAACAATGACAGTCGGATAGAGGACATACTGCGATTCCAAAACCAGATCATGACACTGATAGCAAAATCCGACCAGATATTCGCTAATGCCGGTGCTATTTGGATGCGAATGGTGAGCGTGTCAAAGGGTGATGCTGCACAGACTCCGACCATTGACGCGCTGGGATATCTCCCGAATCTAACGACCAGAAGGATTGACTTCCTGTTTGGCATTGAAGACAACAATATGTAGGAGAAATTATGTCAGTAAAGAAAAAGAACGATGCAGATCCAGGAGCATCTATCAAGGTCGCTCCCATCAATTCCAATGATCCGCTTTTAATTTACATAGACGACCACACTTTCCGGATATCCGGAGAGACGGAAGTCCCTGCAGAGTATCTGGATATCCTGCTATCCACTAACAAAATCAAAATCGTTAATCCAGTGGAGGATAAATAATGGCTATTCGTAAAGGATATCAATACCTCGCGGTCATGGTTGCAGAGGATACCTTTGGAACCATAAAAACCGGAGCAACCACCGGGGTTGCAGTTCCGGACGTGTTGGATATAAATGAAATTCCGGAACTGGTCGAGACAAACACAAAAACGCTGTCTCTCGAGCCAAAGAAACAGAATGCACTCCTGGGTGCCAAGCTGGTCAATGGCAAGATGTCGGGTCCCTTGACCGTGCTGCACCAGGAGCTGTTAAAGATGCTTGTTTTGGATTCAACCAAGACATCTCCTTACGTAATCGGAACCGACCAAGGTGCGAAATACAGCTGGACCCTGTTTAACTATTTCGCTATTCCGGCTGCAGCAATCAAGTGCCATAATGTAACCGGTGCAGTGCTTAAGACACTGAAAATATCCGGATCACCCGGAAACCCCATCACGTATGACATGGACTTTATCGGAAAGGCTCGTCTGCTTGAGCAGAACTATGGCATCTCTGGATACACTCCGACCATGCCAGCTGATTTACGTCCGTTCATGTTCTGCAAAAGCACAATCAGCGCATTTTCTAATACCAAGGTTGAGAGCTTTGATCTGACCCTGACCAATAACTTTCTTGATGACGCACAGCTGGTAATGAACTCAGAAAGTCGTCAGGAGATACTGGTTACCGGCACGGAAGGCGAACTCAACATGGTGCTCCCATATGATAGCGCACAGACACTTCCCGGGTACCTGGACAGCTCACTGACCACCATCACGCTGTCTCTTATCGACCAGAGGACTTCTCCCGGTTCATTCACTTTTACACTCAAGGGACACCTGGTCGAGGCTCTCCTGCAAGATCCTAACCGCGGAAGATACAACAATGTCATCAAGTTCCGGTTAGCCGGTGACAACAGCAACGCTCCGCTCTCTTGCGCTGTCGTGGCAGGATCGTAATATGAGTGACAAAATAGACAACTGCTTTATTGACGAACTCGAGAACTATAACTATGACATCAATGACGAGTCCGGAAAATACCTGGCGAGTGCAAAGACACAGTCGCAGCTGGATATTAGCGCCATCCAGAAGGCAGCATTTACTCTCGTCCGCAACGATGACGGTTCGCCATTCACAGATCCCTCCGGAATGCCGGTGTTTGATATCGATGTGCATATATGGGAGCTCCAGACCATCCACAAGTCATTGACAAAGTGGAAATGGGACAGAGACATTACGATTGAAAACATCTCCAAACTTCCCAAGAAAATCATACATCACCTCTTCCGGGAGATTCGCAAGCATGAGGGATTTTTCGAGTCGAATCAAGAAGGCATAGTAAAAAACTAAAACAGGCGGTGGCGCTGTTTGAAAACAACAACAACGCTGCCGCTTTAATTTCCACTGATGCCGGTGAGTATCAGTTCTGCCGGTTTTGTAAATTGGAAGATGTCTGTTCCAAGGTAGGCATGAATAAAATCCTGCCGGTCAATACAAAGATTTATCGATACGCTCAGATGCACTTGGACAGACGTTACGAATATCCGTATCCGGGCGGATGGGAACACCAGCCAGTTGCTTTTAATTACCTGGTTGAAATAGCAAAAGCAGAGATAGTTATGATCAGAAAGATAAATGGAGGCGATAATGTCGATCCCAGCAGGCAATAATCTTATTTATCGGGTTGGTGTTGATGGTGTGCAAGAGTCACAGGCAAAGCTGTCACAGTTTTCCGGTTCGTTCAAAGATGTCGCCACCACCATCGGACTGACAACATTAGCAATAACAGCGCTGACTGCCACCTATAAACTATTCTCTAATTCTGCTGCGAAAGCCAGAGAGCAGTTCGAGGCAGAGCGCATGGTTGAAAGCAGAATCAAATCAACCGGTAATGCTGCGGAAGTATCTGCATGGCAATTAAGACAGTGGGCTGCAGAGCTGCAGAAAACAACTAATTATGGCGATGAGGCTGTGCTTTCACTAAGCAAGCTCCTGCTTACTTTCACAAAGATTAAGGGACCCATATTCAAAGAGGCACAGCAGACAATCATAGACATGGCAACTGTCATGGGAACAGATCTGCAGTCTGCAGCTATCCAGGTTGGAAAGGCACTCCAAGACCCAACTATTGGGTTAACTGCTCTCCGCAGATCAGGTGTCAATTTCAATAAAACACAGCAGGACGTAATCAAAAACCTGTTTGAAACTGGCAGAGTCGCAGAGGCACAGCGCATGATTCTCCATGAACTTAATGTCGAGTTCGGAGGCGCTGCAGAGTCGATTGCGAGACCAAGTAAAATGATGGCTAATGCCATGGGTGATTGGATGGAAAACATCGGAGCTAAAATGCTCCCGACCCTGGACAAGTTTTCCATCAAAATGAAAAACCTGTTTGTATCCATGACCCCGACCATATCTTCGATTGAAGAGGCGACCCGGGCTGCAGCTAATGAAAGGATGCAGTTTGAAACGCTAATTGGGACATACGAGTCTCTTCACAAGGTCAGAAACAAAACACTTCTCCAGCAGGAATCTTACAAAAAGGTCGTCAATGAGATAGTTAGCAAATACGGAAATTATTTGTCACAGCAGACCCTGGAAAAGGGCAACTGGGATGATATCCAGAAAGCCATAGGAAAGGCGAGAGACAATCTCGACCAGTATCTGCAGTTTCAAATGCTCCAGGTAATGGTTAGAGACAAAATGGATGAGATGACCGATGCGCTTAAGAAAGGATATGAGGCAGAGACAAGGCTGGCAGAGCTCCGTAAAAACGTGTCCGGGATGCCACAAACATATAAAACTGTGACAGAGTCTGGGTACCCGACAACAGAGGAGTTGCCATGGGTTACTATGCAGAGATTAGCAGCTCAGACAGTGCTGAATATTAACAACGAGATGGTGAACCAGCTTAAGAAAGACATAGACGATTACAACGATTATTTGCTTAAGAAATTCCAAAACGTGATCACTCCAGTGACAAAGGTCGATTTGACCAATCTCGATGGGGAAGGAGCCGGTGCGTCAAAAGATGACATTAAAAAACAACTCAGCTCTATCCTGACCCAGCTGCATGATTTCCATAACAAAAGATATGCCATGTCGCTTTCCGGAAAGGACAAGGAACTCGCTCTGGTTGAGTTGGAATATGAAGACAGGAAGGCGATAATTACTGCAAGCATCCAGAACGAAGAGCAAAGAAAAGCTGCACTCGTAATGTTGGCAGAGCAGTACAACTCACAGATCTATGACATAGCAAAGGAATATGCGGATAAAGAAAAGGCTATGCGAGATGACCTCTTTGCCAAAGAGGTGGCAGCTGCAGAGAAAAGGTTCCAAGATATCATTGCGATTCAAAGACGGTTTGACAACGAGATGCGAGGCATTGATTCCGATTATTACAAGTCGTTCAGGCTGCGGATGCTCCAGGAGGACATCGAGGCATATAAAGATGCCGGTGTCAATGAACTGCTGTTAGACAAATGGGTCAGTGAGCAGAAAAAGGAAATTGACCGGGATTACCGGAGATCTCAACAGCAGATGCTGGCGCAGATGATTGATGACTGGAAAGAGACTCATGCGATCCAAGCTGCCATTTTTGACGGAATAGGCAGGACATTTGAGGACACCATGAACCGAATGACCAGGATCACAACCAGTAAAAAAAACGACCTTGTTAAGCTGTTCGTTGAGCTGGCAAACAATATCATAGCAGAACTGAACAGGATTATTGCAAAGCAGATCGTTGTGTTTTTCTGGAGTCGGCTGCTTGGTATGATGAGCGGTCCCTCGGGTGCCATGTTTGGTGGATCTGGTGTCGACTATATTCCAACCGGGGACATAGCATCATATTCCGGATCGCCATACGTTCCATCGCTGTCACCGGATCAGGGGACGACCATAAAAAGCGTTACGGAAAAATTAGACAGGCTCATTTCAGCAATAGAGGACAATCCTCCGCAGATTTACACTCAGCTAATCGAGGGTGTTCCATTAGCTAATGCTGTCCAACGCGCCAACGCTCGGATGAATAATTTATGACCAATCTAATCTTGTACCGGTATCCTCTGGGCGACCTCTCCGCGGTGCCAGTTATTGGCGCTCCGGAGGAGCTGATTTCATTCGATCCAGACGATAACCACTGTACCGGAGACAACCTCTTTGATATTTACGGCAGGGGTGCCAAAATACGCATCCTCCGGGATGGTTTTATCTTCAATGGATGGATTGTGCCAGGAGAGGGATATAGACGCGCCAGAATCGATGATTCTGCGTTTGACCCTCCCAAGAGAGTGTTTACCGATTATCTGGATTATGTATTTGCGATCCGGAAGGACACCACCGATGTCGATGGGGTTCTGCTTTCCAGTGAAAACATCTTCATGGGAATGGCTCGCGTTGAGGATATCCATGACAATGAGGAGCAGAACGAAGTCGATTTTACCATTTATGATGCGTTGTGGGTCTGGATAAAAAGGGCAAAAGAATGGACTCTATCCAGCACCGTAAACACTCCATTAAACATGGACACCACCGATTATGGCGGAATGAATACGCTGGGTGAATTACTGAAGGCACCACTCCGTCCATTAAACGACTTTATGATTCTGTCTTTCAGGTTCAACTTAGACTCATCCATTTACTTTGAAAACGAGAAATACGTAATCGAGGGATATGCCAACGACTTTAATACATGGACATACAAGCGTCTTTTCGCTGGTGGTTGGCATAATTATACTTTAATCAATACCTGGGTCAGAATTGACCCGGATTACGGTTCCTCTCCGGACCCGAATTACATCAAAGTTGTCATGTGCAAGCTTTACAAGACGGTCGTATCCGCAACCATAAACATCTATTTTTATGCTGTCCGGTATCTCAAATTCAATGTTCCCATAAACTCCATAGGAATGCCAATCAATGTGGAAATTGGGTCCATTGACATGGATGGCATGACTGCAGACTGGCTGCCGTCTGTGGTTAACTGGATTCATGACGTTTACTTGTATCCTGGGTATGGTTACGTTGGGAATGGATACATGGGATTCATGTCTGTCCATGAGCTGGTCGTGTCCGATTTTCCTATCCAGAAGATAGTCTATGACGGAGCGGATTTCCGGTACTGGGCTCTTGCATCTTTCCGGACGATGGTGCTCAGGGCAGGGCAGTATGCAGTATCCGATATCGTAAAGGGTATGCTTGCTATAAACAATCTAACCATGTTTACTGACAGGAACGGTGTCACGTATGTAATAAATCGGCTGAGTTATTGGGTCGATAATAACCCGGCTCTGGCAATAGATGATTCGGATGTGATTGACCACCGGAACATCGGCACCACATTGGATGCATCTCGGTTATTGGACTCTCTGGACATTTTTGAGGGGCATGAATCGACCAAAGACAAGCTGATAGGTTTTTACAGACAATACACTGATAAATTCTGTTCAACCATTGTGTTTAAACTCCCTCCGGAATATTACCGGGCACTTTTAGATGTATCTCCGTTCAACAACCTCATGCTTTTACCGATTAGTTTGAACAACAACACGTATTTTATCACTAAAAACAATGACCCTGTAGACGATGATTTGCTTGGACTCGAGGCAATTGGTGATTATTCCGGAGCATCCAGGGCGCTAGTCACACTGACAAATCCCAACATAAACATTACTGGCGACGTTCTCAATGGCAGGATCACGCTGAGATGGGATAGAGTGGATTTTGCTGACGAATATGAGGTCTATTGGTCTGACAATCGTAATGCAGATTTTCCTGCTGATTGGATACTTATAACCACGCAGACAGACATTTTTTTTGATATATCGCCATCCGGAATGGATGAGTTTTATCGCATACGTGCATTGTCCAACACAACCGGTGCATCATCGTCAACAGATATGGTCGGCATTCTTTATAAGTATATCCCATCTGGCACATTCACTCCAATCGCCATACCCTTTAGAAACGGGAGAGACAAGATTGAAGATGTGCTTTACGCAGTGTTCAAACATAAAGATGTGCTTTATCATCGAGACAGCGCATCAGAGTATTATGACGTGGATGGGTGGGGTGAGACTACGTTCGCATTGCCGATGATTGTAAACATTATACCGGGAGCACCTGTTGAGTTCATCAGAAATAGCGGAGATACGAATATATGGTGCTTTGGTGTTTACGTAAAAGGCTCTTACTATATCGAACTCGACCCTAATATCGCATGGATTCCTATTTGCATCCTGGGAGAAACGTGCGAGCTGCAGTCATTTCCTGCACACAATGATGATGCGATTCTGTGCTTTGATGACTTTACATGGTCGGATTACATTGATGGACATGGATGGATAGGTGACGTTCAAATACTGGAACATGGTAAAACCTATTATTACTTAAGAGCCGGTGGATACGTTAAGTTCATACTCCAGTCCAATTAGGAGGAATTAAATGGGACGTAAAATTATATGGGGATTCGGAGGCGCCAGGTTCATCTACAACAACGTGATTGTAGACGTTCCATATGCCATCGGAAAGCTGTGGTTTATAGATGAGGCGAATGCTTGGAAGACAAAAAATAAGATATTTTTCTCTCACACTCCCAAGTATCGTCCATATGCAACGATTGACGTTCCGAATGTCGAGGAGTTTGATTACATCCCGTTTTTGCAGCTGCTCGATTTAATCAATATGCGTTCGGCTGTTAATTATAAGACACCGATAATCGTTTGCCCTCGGTTCAATGCCAACATCTCGTTTGGCATAGAAATAGAGATGTTTTGCTCGTCTGTCATTGAAATTAATGATCTGCACCCCAATGGAATCGCACAGAATTTCCCATTGACATTCCAAGGCAAATACACTCAATCGGTACTGCCTGCGTTTCACAATGACATGGCGGTTTATGAAATTACCGGTGATACTGGAGACAAACTTACCGGAGACACCGGAGTTGTAGTAACCGGAGTTAAATAGGAGATACTATGAGAATAACAGGATTTGATCCAATAGTCGCTGCATCACTCACAGCGAATGACGTGCTTTTAATAGAGAGCCTGGGGCTTGGTCTTACCAAAAAACTGACTCTGCAGAACCTGGCGATTTATCTGTTTGGTGGGACCCTGGCAACCGGCATTTTTGTCACACTTAGTGGCAGTCAAACACTGGAAAACAAGCGGTTGAACTCTCCAAAGATAAACAGTGCCAATGGAACTGCAGCTACGTCTGCAGAGTTGGATATCTTGCATGGTGCCACGCTTTCAACCGCAGAACTTAATCTGCTAACTGGCAAGACATCGCTGGTGGATCTGGCATCGATTCAGACTGTTCAAAACAAGCTGTTGCTGAACTGCCAGCTATCTCAGTGGTTTGTTTACAATGGCACATCATGGGTCCAGTGCACTGCCAAAGCTGAAGAGATTAACTTCTTGTCAAACCTGGATGAGAATCTGCGACTTTGGATGAATGGTGTCGAGAATCAGCTGCAGGACCTTGCCAACATAGACATCCGGCTGTTTACTCTTTCGTTCGGTGCTGCAGCGTC